TCACATTCAAGTTTAAAATTATAATCGCTTATTTTTTCAGTTACAGTATAATACAAAGTATCTTTAAAAAATCTTGAACCAATGGGAACGTTTATATTGAATTCGCCCTTTAAAATTGCTTTAGTTGCGGGATATGGTGTTAAACCTCTTTCAGCAGCTCTTTTAATTAAATATTCTCTTGATGCTGTATCTGCAAATGTTTCAAGCATTATACCTTCATATGCTATATACATTTGTGCTAATTCAAAAGCGGCCGGAGCTAGACTATCATATATGATTGACCCCTGGCGTTTATCTATCGTATTAGGAACTCTGTTTAGCATTCTTTGTAATATCTCTTCAAATGTCATTTATATATTCACCCCCAAATTTTCATTCAAGTCACCGTAGATAGTTGTTACTAAGAATTTAATAGTTACATTTGTTTTATTACTATCAAACAAAAAATTTGATACAGAAATAATTCGATCATCTTGTAATAAAGCTTCTGAAATCCTTTTTTTAAGTTCACTATAAGCATATAATTTGTCTTTTCCTATCAAATCTTTTATTTCAAGTCCATAATTCCAGTCATAAATTAAATAATCATAGCGTTCAGTGTTTAGTATTTTTTTTATTGATTGTTTTACAGCTTCAATATTGTCAACATGTCCCTGAATTACTTGCTCTAATTGTTTGTATGTGTAAGAAGGTTGTTCAACAATAACTATTTCATCATTGGTTATATTTGAAGTGTTAGGTAGCATTAAAATCACCTCTTTTATTAAATATATTTAAAGTGTGAATTAATATTAGTTTTAGAAACGGGCTAAGACAATATATTTCTGTCCTCCATTTGCTCTTATTAAAATTACATTATCATCTGTTTTTAAAGCCTCATGTAATACGTATTCTTTTTGTACAATTATTATTGTATCTCCTGAATACTCGGGTTCATTTATAGTAATTTTTTTTTCAATTAAATATTCTGGGACAATTAAGAATTCTTCAGAAAGGATTAATTTTTGGTCTATTTGAATACTTAAAGGGGCGATTGATATTACCTTACCATACACAATAGATGTTGGATTTGAGGCTTCTACAGCATCTATTGCAGCTTTTTTTATTAAAGTTAATAGTTCCAAAATTTAGTCATCTCCTTTATTTTAATATTTTTCGTATTTTATCCCATACTGTTTGACTTACATTATATTTACTACAAAAATCTTTACGTTTTATTCCATTTTTATAGTCTGATATCATTTCATTAGTAATAGGAACAAAATTAGGTTGATTCCTAGATATTTTTTGTTTTGTTTCTCTTGAATGATGTTTACCTTTATGTGCTTCAGATTGTTTTATTTTACTTTCCTCTGAATGTGTTTTACCAGTATTTGTTTTAGATATTTTTTGTTTATGTTCTTTAGAAAATTGCTGTCCTGTGTTGTGTAATTTTATATGTTCTGAATTAGTTAATAAAACAAGATTATTAATATCATTATTTAATGGATTATGGTCTTTATGATGTATTACATATCTTTTTGGTATTTTACCATTATAATATTCATATATATAACGATGTAGTTTACCATACTTATTATTTACAAAATAATCACCATTTCTACAAAATTCTATCCCATCAAATTCCGCATAATCTGCTAATCTACCAAAACGATTTATTCTTTGATAATATTTTACTTCCATTAGATTGCACCTTCCTATATCATTTAAATATATTAAATGCAATCTAATAGAAGTTTTTAATCAAACACTTCGTTACCAATTAATCCGATATCAATCAAATGTAAATCATTAGTTATTTTATGTGTTACCACTTTGCAAACCATTAAATTCGATATTGAAATATCGCCAATGTTAGGAATATATACTACTAAAACACTTCCCGCTCTTATTCTTGGGTCACCTATATATCCCTGAATATTTAATGTTCTTGTTTTTGAATTATATAAATCAAGTAAAGTATTTGCTTTTGATATTATGTTTTTAGTTGAATCAACCTCTTCATAATATTGTAAAACACCCCATTCATTTTGAGATGCAGTATTCTGAGCAATATATACTTCTCTTTTTTTAGTTTCTTTATCCTCATAAACAAGTTTTACTTTATTATAAGTATTTGAATCGATTGACGTTGCATATTCAAAATCTTCTGTATTATCTCCTGTAATGATTAAAGGCAATTTCATATTCTCGATATTCTTTAAAGTAAGCTTACCAAAATCATCGAATAGTATATACTTCTTTTTTGTGTGCATTAAAGTATCATTCAAACTATTTATTATCATATCCAATAATGTTTTATTATCTTCAATTCTTGTAATTGAATAGTTAGTATTTTCAAGCAATCCAGTTTGTAATTTATAATTATCTGCAATCATTCTTATTAACTCAGGTGTAGTTTTATTTGTATATACAATTGTATCCTTATTTTTCAGATATCTTAGTTGGTCATAGCATTTTACAGTTATAATTTGTTCCTTATCACGAACTTTAGTAAATACAAATCCATAAAACATATTTACATCATCAACTTTTAAACGCACTGCATTACCTTCTTGAAAATTGATAATATCATCTTTTAAAACTTTAAAAGTTAAAGTCGAACATGTATTTATTTCTTGTTCTAAGATAATTTCATCGACAATAATGGGTTGATATAAATTATTACCATTTTGTATTAATAATTCAACTGAAGGCATTAGAATGCACCTCCGCCACCACCATGTGTCCTGCCAGAAGAACTAACATGTGTAGAACTTACTGCACCTGCTCCGATTGTTTCGTAGGGTGGTTTAGCTGGTTCAAATTTAGGTGTAGTGTTTTTCTTAACGTCAGCTTTTTTTACTAATCTGATAACTTGTCCCACTTGTATTAAATTTGGATTGCTTATATTATTCAATTCTGCAATTTCTTTATATTTATTGCCATCTCCTAATTCACGTTTGCAAATTGCATATAAAGTATCGCCAGCTTTTACAGTATAAGTTGTTGCTGGGTCTTTAGTTGCTCTTTTGTTTGTTTCAGTAACTGGAATTCCTGTTGTACTTGTTGGTGTAGAAGGTGTAGAAGGCGTAGAAGGTGTAGAAGTTTGATTTACATTAAAAACTTTTGTCCCATATGTTTTATATTGTTTAAGTTTTATTTGTACTTTTACATCGAATCCTAGTTCCTCAGCATCTTCTACAATTGAATATTCTTCAATCGTACAATCCATATTTGTATCAAACAATTCACCATTATATATATCTCTTATTATTTTAAAACTAAAAGGTTTTTTATATAGCTTTAAACTTTCAAGATATCCTAGATAGTATCTTACATGAATAAAATTATTATTTGGGTATTGTGCAAATGCATATCTTTTCGCAGGTAAAATAAATTCAAATTCAATTTCAGTTAATCCTGGATTCTTTAATATATTTATATCACCATCATTAATAAGATTCACTGTAGTGTTATTATTTTGTATATTCAATTCAACATTACTTGGAGTAATGGGTAATAGCATTTCTCCTATATAAAATTTATACATTATATCACCTCTTATTTATTTTAAGAGGGATTTTACTCCCTCTTATGTGTTATAAGCTTCAGTTGTGGTTATCAAAGCTTCTTCAACTTTTTCTGTAAGATGTCGAACCACTCCATCAATATCCATGTTATTATTAATGTTATTTTCGTTTTTCATATCAATTTTAATTTCTGCTGTAGTAAATCTATTAATTGCATCACGTTCAGCCATATCGATTAGGTATTTTAAATCTTCTGATGTTGCTGAAATATCGCCAGCTATATCTTCAATATTTTTGTCCATATTTGTTATCTCTGGCATATTAGGCATTTTAGGCATTAATGAGTTTATATCAAAATTATCAAATCCTGAACCTTTTTCATAACCCCATGTCATTGCATCTTCATAACCCATTCTATCTAATTTATAATTATTTAAAATATCACGTTGAATAACTATATCATCAGAATCTGTCAATTTTTTTTTCATAAATGTAATATCATCTTTCCATCGATTAATATTACTACTTAAATCTACTCCAAATATAGTGTCAATAACATTTGATATCATTCCAAAAATGTCAAGAACTGTAACAGCTAAATCTAAGAATAATTTTTTAATTGAATCAATTGGATCAGTCCATACATTTGCAAAAAATTCAATGAATGTTGCTATTACATTCCAGATTAAATCAAATACATCAATTACAATATTAAGTGCAGCTGCAAATATATTATAGAATACAGCAACAAAGAACATTAAGAATGCTAATACAGCACCACCAGTGCTTATTGAAGAATCTTGCCATTTTGCCAAAGCAACACAAATTCCAATTGTTACTGCAATTAATAATAATATTAATCCTATGATCCATACAAGTGGACAAGCATATAATGCAGTATTTAATGCCCATTGAGCAGCGGTTTGAATAGCTTGAGCAGCAGCAGCAGCTAATGTTGCTGTTTTATAAATTAACATTGCTGAAGCAATAGTTAAAATAACTCCACTGATTATTCCCCAATTATTTGAAACAAAAGTCCCAATTTTACGAATACCATCAAGCAATAAATCAACGACCATTACAGTATAATAAACAGTTTTTGCAATGTTATCAAAGAATTTTTGTCCTTCATTACCGTTAAAGAATTTAGTCCATTTTTCAACAATCGGAGTTATTAAACTAACTGAAGCTTTTCCGGCATCAGTTAATTTTGTTTTAAATGTTGCTAACATCTTATTAAATTTTGCTAATGGAGTTTGATTGAATGATTCAACTACAGCGTCAGTAATGCCCTTTCCAGCTAATGCTTTATTAAACCCATCAATTATGCCTTGTGTATTTCCCGCNGCGACNGCTTTCTTAATGGGTTCAATATCTCTATTACTAAGNTCAAATCTTTGTTTGAGGGAAGTATAAGAGCCTCCAATGGCTTCATTTATTGCATATGCTGCACCAGTTGTTCCTTGCTCAGGGTCCATTATTGCCATTTTTTGTGCAATTTTATTAAAGTCCATTAATTGCTTTGAATTTCGAGTTAACCCAATATATTTTCTTGTTGCCTGAGCTAAATCATTAATACTTTGTCCAGATTCAAGTGCATACTTTTTCAAGTCTTTATAATATTGTATGGATTCTTTGCCCATCATTGTTCCAAGTAATTGTTGGTTTTGTTGTTCTTGCATTGCTTTTCCAGTTGTATTGGTTAATATTGATTTTAAACCTCGAAATGTTAAATAAGTTCCTACCAAACTTTTTAATGAACCTGACAATCCAGATGAAGCTTTATTTTGTTTTTCAAATGATTTAGTAGTATTATTTGTTTCATCAGCAACTTTACGCATTGAATTTCTAACTTCTTTTTGTTTATTAACCATTTTATTTTGTGTATTAATATTATTTTTTAATTTTGTACCATAGTCAATTAATCCATTAGCTAAACCATTTTGCATTTCTTGCATATTAAAACTATTTTTTTTCAAAGATTCGCCTGCTTTTTGCATAATATCAGCTAATTTTAAGTTTTCTTTCTGTGCATTATTAATTACTGTATCTAATCCTTGCAATTGTGTTTTATATGCAGCAACTTTTTCATTAGCTGAAAATATTTTATTATCAAATATTCCAGCGGTTGAACTTAAAGAACTTGCAGTCATTAATTGCGCAGCTGTACTTACCCCAGAACCTCCACCACTTACTTGGACTTCACCGCTTGTATTATTTAATTTATTTGCTCTGTTTATTGCATTATTTAATCTGTTTTGAGCGTCAGCTGCATTATTTATTTTTGTTGCAATATTAGTAAATGTAGATTCTAGTTTAGTAAGACTTGAAGATTGCATACGTTCAAAATTTTGGATCATTGTATTTTGTAATTTAATAATGTTTTTCAATGGTCCAGACATCTTGTCTTGTAACTCAAACATCGTTTTTATACCAGCCATTTTTGCACCTCCCTTTCTGTGATGAATACACCACAGTTATATAAAATAAGGGATAATTTAATTATCCCCCTATTTTCTTATCTTTTTTTACTTTTAACTTTTCGTTCTGCATCTTTTTCGTCGTTTAGTTTTTTGTTTATAAAAGCAATAATCATAGCTTTTTCGTATATGTCTAATTCAGAATATGCACTGGGTAACATTTTTATTTTATGGAAACAATAATAAGCATAACTAAAATCCGAATCAGACGTTATTAGTTTTTTACTTCATCTACAAGTTCATTGATATCTTCACCAAACTTATTTATTTTAGTTATTTCTTCAAGTAATTTAACACTTTCACCGGGTAAAAGCATTGCTTTAATTAAAGCTTCTGCACCCATTACAGCATAACTTTTTTGAAGTTCTTCATCATTTAGATTTGGGTATACAGTACAAGCAGCCATAAGTTTTGCATTGTATTTATTACCATCAACTTCATTTGTATATTGACCTCTTTTACCGGTTACTGGGACTTTAATTGTACTTTCTCTCATTAAAGCTTCATTTTCGCCAGTAGTTATTGCTTTTATTTCCCATTCAATTGCTTTACCATCTTCACCAACAAATCTGTCGCTAATTGCAACTTTTACATTTTCTTGTTGTTTTACATTTTGTTTTAAAAAAGCTTTTACACTTGCCATTTTTTATTCCTCCAAAAAAAAATAAATTTATATATAATTAAATATTTTTATTTCAAATTTTTATAACATTAAAAAAGGATAAGTATTTTTAACTTATCCTTTTATTTGCATATATTTTACTCAGTCATTCCAGGAAGAAGATCAAATTCTTCTGGGATTTCTATATCATCAAATGTAAAGCTAACTTCTTCATCTAAGTAATCTGCATCAGCATCAAATTTTGCTAACACACCACCGTCCAAGTTACAATTTTTTAAGATTGTAGTTTGGGTTCCTGCAACTGATGTTGGGTCAGAATTAGATATTTGTATATCAAAATAAATATCTTCACCAGTTTTCATGTATCTGTATAACAATTGTCTAAAAATTGAAGTGTTATAATGAAGTGTCATGGTGCCTGAACCAGACCACCCAGTTGCTTTATTTGCTTTTCCTGTTTTGCCTAACACTGGCACTTCAACTTTATTTTTTTCAACTGATGCTTCTAAGTTTATTGCTTGAAGCATATGATACCGATTGCCCTCGATACTTACATAACAATCCGCGAGCGATCCACTTATTGAGTCTTTGCCATTCATAAAAGCCATGTTTATTTCCCTCCTTATTTTACTATCACCGTCATATAGAGTTTTTCCATCGCCACANCTGCTTGAATTGGATTAGTTACTGTGACTGATTTTTTATCCAAACCAGCCTCAAC